GTGAAAGCCGAAAAAGTTAACTTGACCGTCAAACCAGACCCAGCGCCGCGGGTAATCCAACCTAGGAACCCCCGGTATAATGTCGAGGTTGGGCGGTTTCTGTTGCCTTTGGAACATAAAGTGTATGATGAGATTGATAGGCTATTTGCGGCGCCTACCATTATGAGCAAATACAATGCTGTTGGACAAGCGGAGATTATCATATCTAAGTTTAACCAGTTTAAACAACCAGTATGCATTGGGCTGGATGCTAGTAGGTTTGACCAGCATGTGTCCACTCAGGCGTTGAAGTTCGAGCATGACTTTTATAACACCATCTTTTCTTCTAAGGAACTTGCCAAGCTGTTGAAATGGCAACTTGTTAACCACGGGTTTGCCCGTGGTACTGATGGGAGTTTTAAGTATGTGCATCGTGGTTCACGCATGAGTGGTGACATGAATACTTCGTTAGGTAATAAGTTTTTAATGTGTTTAATGGCTTATGCCTACATCTCCTCGAAGTCCTTCAAAATTGATTTTGTCAATAATGGTGATGATTGTCTTATGTTTCTTGAGAGACGGAACCTGTCTAAATTGGGTGATTTGCAGAATTACTTTTTAGATTTTGGGTTCAAGATTGTCCTGGAGCCCCCTGTGACGGAGATTGAGCATATTGAGTTTTGCCAATGTCGGCCTTTGTTATCCAACGGTGTTTGGCGCATGGTCCGCAATGTCAAGGCATGTTTGCTCAAAGATGTTACAGCGGTTAATTTAGGGCATGATGTGAAGGCTTACCGCGCATGGTTGTTTGATGTTGCTAATTGTGGACTTGCTTTTTCTGCGGACGTACCGGTTTTAGGAGCATTTTATAATATGCTTCATCGGTTTGGTGTGCAGGGGAACTACAACTCCAAGGATGCTATTTTTAATAGCTATTCTGTGTTAAGTAAGGGAGTCCATCTTACAACATCGTCACCTGACGCGGGTGGGCGTTTCAGTTTCTGGAAACAAACGGGCATACATCCAGATGCACAGTTACAACTGGAGAATTATTTCTGTAGTGCTGTCTGGGGCGACGATAAACGCCAATTTATCAACAATTTTCACACACTAATAGTCCATGGCTCGTAAAGGAGCAAAAAGAAACAATCAATTGCAGGTGCTCTCACACCCTGGTCGTGGCCGGAAGAACAAACAAATTGTTCGTGGCAGTGGCATCGGTGCTGACAACACACGTATATCTTACAACTGTTACTCTGGTGCAGCGACCACAGACACAAACGGCAATGCAACCGTCGAACGGTTTTACATTCCTGGCAACACTGCTGTCGTGTCTCGTTACACTTTACCCACTTCTACAGGACTTAATGTCTTGTCTAATTATTCCGAGGGAAGATTTGAGCCAGGGTCCTTCATAAAGTGGGTCCCTTCTGTCTCATTGAGCACCCCCGGTCGGGTAATTGTTGGGTTTACTACCAATCCAGAGATTATGACTGCTACAATCACTATTGCCGCGGCGGCTGATTATCTTAAATCATTTGGGAATGCCATCAGTTTTCCAGTTTGGGAAGAGACGGTGATCCCACTTCCGACGTATTTGCGTAGGAAGATGTTTGATGTTAATGTTTCGGCGGCGGTAGCAGTTGATGTGCTTGATCGAGCTTGTCAGGTATACATGTTGTCGTCAATTAGCGGTGCGACTGCTTCGACGAATTGTGGTTATTTCGAGTTCCATGATAAGGTTATGGGAGTGGGGCTTGCCCCAGCTTCCACCTACACTTGAGTTGTTAGAGAACAAAGTCCAGCATTAATACCTAAAAGAGACCATGGTTTGATGGCAATGCAGCACTCTTGGCGGAGGTACTCCCATCTACTTACAGTGGTGGTGGGCTGCAGAACCCATGGTATGAACAGGGGCTAGAATGCGGACGTCTGGGCAGAAGCACAAGAAACTGTGTGGAGGGCGCGCCAGACTTCAAA